AGGCTCTGCTTGGTGTGCTTCTTCTGCTACATTATGGCACTACCTCTGTGATATACTTAAACCGAGAAGTGCATATTCTCCTGATTGGTTCAAAGATGATGATTGCTACTACATCCGTGGGAAGAAAGATGAGGATCGAATCAGACCGGGTGATTGTGGAGGAATTTACTTTCCTACTAAAAAAAGGATTGCCCACATTTTTATAGTGGAGTCCGTTGATGGAAGGTGGGTTAATACAATCGAGGGAAATACAAACGATGAAGGGTCTCGAGATGGTTTTGAATGTGTTCGTAGACGTAGACTAATTTCATCGGTGGAGCGATTTTCAAGACACTGGGATAAATGGACTGGCAAATGATCATCATAACACTCGCAATCATCGTTTACTTGGCCTGTGGAATAATCCGCGTGATCTTCTCGCCATACTCTGATAATTGGAAGCTTGTCGAGGAACTATTCTTCCTTGATCGCATTTGGAAACTCATCAAATCGTTTTGGAAATGAAAATAAAAGGTAATCATATTCTCATTGGTGCACTTGTACTAATGCTTGCTGGAATCATTGCGCTGCTATTGATCGTTCGTGATTTGAAGAAATCGCCTGCGATAAATACAGGATCTGAACTGTTGCTGCATGAGAATGACGTATTGAAGTCTGAACGCGACTCAATCCAGCTAATTATAAAATCACTCGAAGCTGAGAATAAAAAAATACAAAGCCGCAAGGCTGTTATACAGAATAAAAAATCTGAAGCAATTACCACCTATGAAAATGAACTTGAAAAGTGGCGCACTCTGCCTTCTACTGCTGTTGATGAGCGTATTGAGTATCTCACAAGAGAACTCAATAAGAATGACAGTCTCCCCGGAAGGTGATACAATGTACTGTTTTACCAGACCAGCTACCGATAAACTAATTTCGAAGTTGGTCACTAAAGAAATGGCGCTGGTAATGCTTTGGCTTTCTGAGCGTGAAGTTGAGGCGCTAAAGGATGAGGTAAATAATCAGCATAGCACGAAACTACTTTGGCAAGAAAGCGCTGCAAAGGCGGATGCTGAAAACAGGAACTACATGATCCTATACAATGATGAAATGCAACGTCGAAAGGATTACCAGGCAAGAGCGGAAAAGTCTGAGCGAAAAAAGAAGTTCTGGAAATTCCTTGCAGCGTGTGAGGCTGGTATTGTAACTGCATTAACCGTAATTGTACTTGTAAAATGAACAGAATACCAGATAGAATTTCTTTTGTTAAATACATTGTGACAAGGCTTTTCCCTGGGTGGATTTTTGTTACTTTGTTTATGGGTTTCTTCCTGTCGCTAGGTTATGGCGTGTATAATGTCGGTGAAGGACCATATCTTCTTAAGTGGGCTATCGGTTTTTGTGTTTTAGTGATAGCTCTTGCGTACTGGATGTATCACAGATACCTAAAAGGAAAACAGTATTGAATGAGCTTCAGATAATAGCACTCATTCTTCTATATCAGGCAATCCGGGGTAGTCTTAAAGGTCGTGCTGATACAATCCAGACTGATCCAGAATATCGCGATCATGGATGGAAAGCGAAGTGGAAGGTTGACAGTTTTGGTGAAAGAATTCCGCTTGAGCTATCAACCAAGAATAAATTCTACAGGCAATACCTGAAGTACTACAAGATCGAATTCGAAGAGAAATTCAAGTTTTCATCGGAGTGGCTTGTAATGTTTACAGACAAGTGGCATCTCATTAATTTCTTCCAGGCACGAGCAATTGATATTGTTCTTTGCACATTGGCCAATAATTACTGGCTCATGCTATTCCAATTCATCCCAGCCGGTATTGGTTTCTTTTTAAATTTCAGAAAACGCTAACCGTATATATATACTTTTCTACAATTCATAAGTATATATATACGCATGTGAGTGGATGTAACTGAATGAATACTTGTGCCCGCAAGTATTTTCTGATTTCATTCTCATGGGTAAGCTTCAATCAATTTTAAGTGGTTTTGGTTTAGGAAGAAAAAGCCAGGACGTTCCTCAAGAGGTTCGTTCTGGCAACTCTTCCCTCACCTATCCACAACAATGGTTGATGGAGGCTTTGAGTATTCGAGGTATTATGAATGGCCGTGGTGTAAGCGTAAGTCCACATCAGGCATTGGGTATTTCAGCGCTCTTCGCATGTGTGCGCAAGTTGTCTACAGATCTGGCATCTCTCCCGCTCGAAATTCACGCAAACAAAAACGGAACTAAGTCAATCGATTATAAGCACGTGAGTTATAACCTCGTGCATCGGGAGCCAAACCCACGCGATAACGCAATGGATTTTTGGCGCACTGTGTTGGCTCACTCTTTCTTGCAAGGTCAAGGTATTGCTCTAATCATTCGTGATAAGAATGCCAAGCCTACAAGATTGATTCACGTGAAAAAGCAAGACATCAAAGTGTATAAGTCGCTTGCTGATGATCTTGTCTACATCTATAAGCACAAGGACTATGGTGATTTCATGGAGTATGATGTGCTTCGTGTGAATGGTTTCCTTGGTATCGATGTAGTTCATACCTTCAACAATCTTCTCGGTATTTCAGTAAGCGCAGAGGATTATGCGGCTGCATATTTCGCTAATGGTAATAACGTACAAGGTTACCTTTCTAGTGAGGGTAAACTTACCGTTGATCAAATCAGTGTAGTAAAAGAAAGTTGGACAGGTCCGGGTTCTTCTGATAATGCACATGGCACTTCGTTGCTTCCATTTAATATGAAGTACAACGAACTGAAAGGTAAGTCTCCACAAGATACTCAGTTGTCAGAGGTACGCAAAGAACAGGGCGCGGAGATATGCAGAATCTTTGGTATACCTCCCGGACTTATAGGTTTCGAAACTGCTGCGAAGTATGAGAGTGTTGAGGGGCAGAATCTTTTCTACGTTACCAATGTACTTCGCCCTGCTGCCAAAGTAGTGGAGCAAGAGTGTGATCGAAAGTTGCTTCTCGAAATAGAGAAATCGCAAGGCACGCACTCATTCAAATACAATTTCAATGCGCTGCTTCGTGGTGATACTAAAACTCGCGGAGAGTTTTATGATCGCATGGTAAAGATCGGCGCTTTCTCTATAAATGATGTGCGTGAACATGAAGGATTGAATAGTGTGGAAGGCGGTGATCACCGCTATGTCCAGGTAAATCAAATCCCAATTGAATTCATGGATGACTACGCTAAAAAACTTGTTGAAAATCCAACAGCTACAACCAAAGTATAATGGAAAAGACAGACTATATCAAAAGCATTGATGGTGCTGAGCGCCGTGTAGCAACTGCGGGTGCAACCATGGAGGTTCGCGCTGCTGAAGGTGATAAGCCAGAGAGCGCTGTTATCGTTGGTTATGCTGCCAAATTCAATCAGGAGACTGAGATTGGCGGATGGTACCGCTTCAGAGAAGTGATTGCAGATGGTGCGTTTGATGATGTTTTGGCTGATGATGTGCGTGCACTCTTCAACCATGATCCAAACTTCGTTCTTGCCCGGACAACAGCTGGCACATTGAAGTTGAGTGTTGATGAAATTGGGTTGAAGTATGAGTACGAAACTCCTGATGTGAGTTATGCCAGAGATCTTGCTGAGAACATTCGTCTCGGTAATGTTTCTCAATCATCATTCGCTTTCAGCATAGGTGAAGAATCATGGAGCTGGGCAGAGAATAAAGATCAATTGGATCTGCGCACTATCAAAAAGTTTTCGAGGCTTTATGATGTGTCTCCAGTAACATATCCTGCATACCAGGACACTGAAGTAGCGGCAAGATCTGCCGAGCAAAAACGCCCTAAGCTAGGTGATGCTATAGGGCAGAGAGACCAACGTAAACGCTATCTCGATTTAATGAGTATCAATTCAAATAAATTATAAGACAATGACAAAAGTTCTCAAAGAACTCCGCGAAGAGAGAGGTCTCGTGGAGCAAGAAATCAAAGATTTCGACACGGCAATCGGTGAACAAAGAATGACCGAAGATCAAAACTCGAAGTGGAATTCCTTGACAGAAAAGAAGAAGAAGCTGGACGCCGATATCGAGACGGAAGAGCAGCGCGCCAAGTTGGTGAGTTCGCTTGCTGGCGCGCCTGTTCGCAAAGGAGATAGTGAGCAAGAGATTCGTGATAAATCGAAGTACTCTTATGCTCGTGCTCTTCGTATTGCATCTGGCGATGACAAGGGTGGTATTGAAGAGGAGCTCTCTCAAGAGGCTCGTTCTAAGCAGGGTTCGTATGGTATACCAAGCACTGGTGATAAAGGTGGTGTTGTGATACCTGGTGAATTCTTGCGCATGGAAAAACGCGCACACACAGCGGGTACGACAACGGCTGGTGGACATGCAATTCAAACTCAGGTTGAGGATATCATTCCTTATCTGAATCCAAACCCAGTAACGTTGGAGATGGGTGCGACTTCTCTTACTGGTCTTACTGGTCCCGTGAGTTTCCCTCGTGGAAGTAATACGCTTGTGATGGATTGGAAAGCTGAAGCTGCCGATGCTGATGAGAAATCTTTTACATTGGAGAAAATGGATCTTACTCCAAAAGAGTTGACAGGATTTTCAAAGATTTCAAAAACGCTCATGATGCAAACAGGAGGCTCAGTTGAGCGCTGGTTGATGAATGAGATTTCATCTGCTATTGCGCGTTCTTATGATGCCGCTGCTATCAACGGATCTGGAGTTTCTCCTATTCCGGCTGGTATTTTGAATACATCTGGAATCGGTTCTGTTGCTGGTGGCACGAATGGTGCGATTGCTGATTGGGCTGATGTGGTTAATTTGGTGAAGGAAGTGGAGATTGATAATGCCTACGCTGGTAATCTTGGATATCTTACAACTCCCCAAGTTAAAGCGTTGTTTTCTCAAACAGGAAAACAATCTTCAGGTGTTGAGGGTAATTTCATTCTCAATAATCCAAATGAATTGTATGGCCATCGTTTCAAGACAAGCACGCTTGTTCCAAGTAACTTGACCAAAGGTACTGCGGACAGTATTTGCCATGCAATCATTTTTGGTAACTGGGCTGAGTTGTATCTCGCACAGTGGGGCGGCATCGAAATCGTGGTAGATCCTTATTCTTTGAGTAAGTCTCGCCAGATCCAAATCGTTGCTACCATCTGGGCTGATGTTGCTCTTCGCCATGCGCAATCATTTGCCGCAATGAAGGATGCTCTCGTAGCATAATCTAAAATGAAATAAAAACAAGGGATAGTGATACCGGGGCTAATGTGAAAGTTATGCTCTGGTATCTCTTCCCAAAATTTCCCAAGTAAAATGGCAAAGAATAATCAAAAAGATATTGTGATCATCAGGCATTGTTCTGGAGATCCATTCAATCGCGCTGAGGTGCCGGGTGATCAGCTTACCCTCAACGAGGATCAA